CCTACTGTTGGAAGAGCGAGATACTATTCTATTAGTTACTCAATCGGGGGATACTTTAATTACCCAAAACGGTTTCTCATTAATTACAGCGCAATCAGAATCTACTGGTCAAATACAATTGGAGCAATAGGATAAATGGCAAATAAAAAAATCACAGAATTAACAGAGTTAACAGCAGCCAATATTGCTAATAACGATGTGTTAGCCATAGTAGATGTGGGAGGGGATGAGACTAAAAAAGTTGCAATTTCTTCTTTATATGATATATTTGATAATAATGTCACTATTGATACTGCAAAGATTATTTATGGATTAACTGGGGCTAATACTAATATTTCGGCATTAAGTGTTAATACATTACCTTTAAGTGGTGGAACAATTACAGGGCCTGTTATTTCATATAGTATTAATAGTTCTAGTAATGTTAGTATTGCCCAAAGTTTAGCTATTGGTTATGTTGACCACCGTGTACCCCAGGCAAATTTGGACGTCAAAGATAATGTATACATCGGCGGCGCTACTACTATTGCAGGGGCATTAATACTTGGTACGGATTTAGCAGTTGCACAAGGGGGAACTGGTGTTTCGTCGTTAACGGATGGAGGAGTTTTACTAGGTTCAGGTACAAATGCTATTACTGCAATGGGAGTTCTTGGAGATGGAGAATTTATTGTCGGTGATGGTACTACTGACCCTGTAGCAGAGTCTGGAGCTACTCTTAGAACGTCTGTAGGAGTTGGTACTGGAGATACCCCTCAATTCTATGGAGCTAATGTATCTGGTAACGCTTCCATAAATAGAAGTCTAGCGGTAGGATATACCGATGGTAGGGTACCACAAGCTAATTTAGAAGTTAAGGGTAACACTTATATTAGTGGGGCTACTACTATTGCAGGTGCTTTAATACTTGGTACGGATTTAGCAGTTACACATGGTGGGACAGGGGCTTCTAGTTTTACAGATGGTGGAGTATTACTAGGTTCGGGTACGAGTGCTATCACAGCTATGGCTGTCTTGACAGATGGTCAAATGATAGTAGGAGACGGTACTACTGATCCCGTAGCTGAAAGTGGGGCTACTCTTAGAACTAGTATTGGAGTTGGTACTGGAGACAGCCCCCAATTTACTGCGGTTAATATAGGAGCTGCGACTGATACCACAGTAGCTAGAGCAAGTGCCGGAGATCTTAACGTAGAGGGTAATTTAATTTACCGAGCTGGAGGTACAGATGTACCAGTAGCTGATGGCGGAACTGGTGCCTCATCACTAACAGATGGTGGAGTACTCTTAGGATCAGGTACAAATGCTATTACAGCAATGGGAGTACTTTCTGATGGTCAGATGATCGTTGGTGATGGTAGTACAGACCCAGTAGCTGAGTCTGGTGCTACTCTTAGAACTAGTATTGGAGTGGGAGTTGGAGATAGTCTTCAGTTTCTTAATTTAACAGTAAATGGTAATTTAACTGTTAAAGGTAATAATTTTATTGTTCATGCTAATAACTTAGTAATAGATGATCCAATTATTTCATTAGCTGCAAATCTTAAGTCATCTCAGTCTCCTGCTGATGATACAGGGATTTTACTGAATCGTGGTAATAAAAGTAATGTATTTGCTGGCTATGATGAAAGTTCTAATAGTTATGTTATTGCGTATACACCAACTACTGCTAATAGCAGTCCTATAGATATTGGTAGTTATTCAACTATTCGAGTTGGTGCTTTAACTGCCGATTCATTAACACTAGGTACGGATTTAGCAGTAGCACAAGGTGGAACTGGTGCATCAACTTTTACAGATGGCGGCGTATTACTAGGTTCAGGTGCTAGTGCTATTACCGCTATGGGAGTACTTTCTGATAGTGAGATGATCGTAGGAGACGGTACTACCGATCCCGTAGCTGAAAGTGGGGATACTTTAAGAAACTCTATTGGAGTTGGTACTACAGCTTCAGGGACTGTAATGCAAATATCATTAGCTAATACTTCAGGTAACGTAAGAGTTGCAAGAAATTTAGCTATTGGGTACGCTAACCTTGAGCGGCCTGGAGCTAATTTAGATGTTAATGGTAATGCTTATGTTAGCGGCTCTGTAGTATCAAGCGGAGAAACTTTACAAGGAGAGAGCGATGTTATGGCAATAGCAGTTGCATTCGGATAATGAGGGAGAAATAAAATGGTAGTAAAAGTTCCAATAGCGTTAGGAGGTACTGGCGCTGATAATGCAGCAGATGCAAGAGCTAATTTAGGTGTTTCTTCTAATACTTCTGGAGGTGCCTATTCGGGAATAACTATTAGTGCAGCACAAATTAAGTCCTCTAATATAAGCGGAAATGTTACTATTAATACTGGTAACGTTATGTTATCAAAGACAGGAGCAAATGTTACCTTTGAGGTTCCTGGTTCTACTGTTGTTGGAGCACAGTTTAAAACTCCAGGTATTCATGATTTAGCAACTCAACGTATTGTTACTATTAAAAGTAATAATTATTCTGAGAATAGACTTTTAGATTATCGAGTTCCTACTGTCAATATTAAAGCTAAATATAATAATGTTTCTATTAATACTGCTGGACGAATTCTCTTTTCTAATAGGTTTGACGATGAAGCCTCAATGCCTTCTCCTTCAAAGTATGAAGGATTTATCGCTTTTGATAGAAACCCAGGTGGTGTAGGCGATTTATATGTTTCTAATGCTTTACAACGGCATAAGATTCTTATTGCTAATACTAATATACTTCCAGGAACTAATAACTTTTATTCAATAGGCTCAGAGGCTCTTAGATGGCATAGTCTAAAGGTGTCTAATGATATCTCTTCTGCTAGTGGCAATGTTTTTGCTAGAGGTATAAGTATTGGGGAAGCTGCAATTTACTATCAAGAACAGGCGGGGTTGCCCCCTAAAATTGGTATTAATACAAGTACCCCTTTTTATGCGGGTCTTAATGCTAACTGTAATGTTTATATTTCAGGTAATTTAGTTGTTGCAGGTAATGTTTATGTTAAGAGTACTCAACATCTTATCGTTAGTGACCCTATAATTGAACTTGGAGCTAATACTGTTGGTGCTCCTACTTTAGATATGGGTATTTTAATGAATCGAGGGTCTTCTTCGAATTCATTCTTAGGTTACGATGAAAGTCGTGATGAGATGGCTGTGGCTTATACTGCTGATCCTTCTTCAGTTACAACAATTACAATTGCAGGATATACACCTTTTCGAGCAAATTCTGCTATTTTTGCAGTTGAGGGCGATACTAAGACAACTAATTTTTCTAAGGTAGCTATTGGAACTGCTTCACCAGGCCCTTATAAACTTGATATTAGAGGTAATGCTAATGTGGGAGTATTGAGTGCTTCTTCTCTTCTTATAGACGGAGTTACTTCGGGAGTTAGTGAAGATTTAGTTGTAGCTTTATCTATAGCATTAGGATAACAAAATGATTGATGATGAAAAAATAAAACGAGAACTCGATCATTATAAGGAGGATATTGATCGGCTACATTCTCGCACTCAAGAAGCTAAAGCAAAAATTACAACACACGAAGCCGTTTGTGAAGAACGTTATCATAGTATAATGTCTGCTTTAAAAAGATTTGAAGATCAATTAGCAAAAGTACAAAAAGAAATTTCTCAACTTAAAACTTTAGCTATTCAAGGTAAATTTAGTTTAAAGACAGCTATTTTTTTAGGAAGTTTACTTTCTGGTCTTGCAGCTTTAATATACACTGTTATAAAGATTGGCGATTAAGGAATGGATCAAGAAAAATTTTTTAAAATTAATTTAGACAAATTGTTAGAGCAAATTCCCATGGTTAATCAATTAGATTTAAAATTAAATCCTAGCCAATGGGGAATGATTGAGGGATTAGAAGATAATCGTTTTTGGGTTCATATAGCAGCTAGGAGAACAGGTAAATCATATGCAGCTGCTTTATTAGCTTTTGCTAAATTATTAGAACCTAATACTCAAGTAATGGTAGTAGCTCCTAATTTTAGTTTATCTTCAATTATATGGGATTATGTAACTCAAATTATTCGTGATTTAAAAATTGAATGTAGACGATTAAATCAAAAAGATAAAATTATTCAATTAGTTAATAATTCTACCTTTAGGTTGTTATCAGCTAATAATAGAGATAGTCTTATAGGTAGAGCCGCTCATTTACTTATTGTTGATGAGGCAGCAGTTATTAATAATGATGAATATTTTACTAGAGATTTAAGACCAGCTCTTTCTACGTATCCAGATTCCAGATGTTTATGGATTTCTACTCCGCGTGGAAAAGGTAACTATTTATTTGACTATTATTTAAGAGGTCAAGATACAGATGATTATTTAGAGTGGGGTAGTACTGTATTTGATTGGAAATCCAATCCCTTACTTAATGAAACGGATATTGAAGAAGCTCGTAAAACTATGACTAAAAATTTATTTGGTCAAGAATATGAGTGTGATTGGGTTACTACTCAAGGTCAGATCTATGATTTAGTTGAAGAAAAACATCTTAACGACTTAAGTGATATTTATGAAAAAGATAAGAGATTTGAATTTGTAGCAGGATTAGACGTTGGATATCGAGATGAAACTGCCTTTGTAGTACTAGCTACTGATAATGAAAAATTTTACGCAATTGATGAATATATTTCTAAAGAGGGTACTACCTCTACTCATGCTGAAAATATTCAAGAGTTAATTGATAGGTGGGGAATTGAAACAATTTTTATTGATAGTGCTGCACAACAAACAAGGGCTGACTTAGCCTATGATTATGACATCTATTGTGATAATGCATTAAAAAGTGTTAACGATGGAATTGCTGCAATTCAAGTGTTAATAGATACAGAAAGACTAGAATTTGATGTGAATAGATGTAGGCATACCTATTCTTCACTTAGTAGTTATAGATGGAATCATAGAACTGAAACTCAAAAACCTGTTCATGACTGGTCTTCTCATTGTAGTGATGCAATAAGATATGCAGTTTATAGTTATCAGAGAACTCGTGTGAGCGTCTATGCTTGATTATGAAAAATAAAATATTGACCTAAAATTACTTTTAAGGTATTATAATGAGAACAGGAGAAAAATAAATGGGGCTTAAAAGTTGGATGGCAGAGAAGTTAAATCCTGCACAACCTTATATTGCATCACAAGATCCATATAATCTTCCACAATCAATTGTGGATTATAAAACTGCGTTTCGTGAAATTGAGGTTGTTCACAGAAGTGTAGAGATGATTATTAATGCCCTAGTCTCAATTCCCTTTTTAGTTGATGGTGGGGCAGCTAAAAAAATTAATAAATTACTTAACGTCAAACCTAATCCTTTTGAGGATAGAGTCCGTTTATTTAGAAGAGCATTTTTAGATTTTTACCTTGACGGAAATGCTTTTTTCTACTATGATAAAGAAAGTTTATATTTGTTACCTGCAAATGATGTGGAAGTCGTTGCAGATTCAAAAACATTTATAAGTCATTATAATTATTTAATATATGATCAACAAACTGATTGGTTTGGGTATTCAAAAGAAACAACTCGTGATGCTAAAATAACGTTTACTCCAGACGAGATTATTCAAGTAAAAAGCGATAATGATCAATCAATTTTTCGTGGTGATAGTAAGCTTAAAAATCTTCAAAGACTTTTTGAGCTATACTATGAACTCTTAGATTTTCAACGTCAGTTTTTTAAAAATAACGCGATTCCCGGTTTGGTTCTAAAAACCGATAATGTTTTAAGTAGTAAAATTAAAGAACGAATGTTAGATAGTTGGAGAGCGAGTTATTCTAATATTTTTAATGGTGCTCGTAGTCCTGCTATTTTAGATGGCGGATTAGATATAGATAGATTTAGCGAAATTAAATTTAGTGAGCTAGATTTTGAAAATAGCGTTGAACGAATTCAAATGGATATAGCAAAGTCTATTGGTGTTCCCTATGTTCTATTAAAAAGTGGAAATAACGCAAATATCGCAGCTAACGAAGTTTTATTTTATAACCATACGGTTATGCCAGTACTTAAACAATTTTGTAGTGCTTTTGAACATTTCTTTAATAATTCTACTTCTATTCTTCCAGATAAACGTTCAGTTAGTGCCTTACAACCAGATTTAAGAACACAGGCTCAATATTATTCAACGTTAGTTAATACTGGTATAATTACCCCCGATGAAGCCAGAGGTGGGTTAGGTATGAGAGAAATGCGAGTAGAGGAAACTAATTGTATTAGGGTACCTCAGAATATTACAGGAAGCGCAACTGACCCTAGTCAGGGTGGTAGACCTAGCGAAGATGAAATTCAAATAATTACACAAGACGATGAGGATTTACAGAATGAATAAAACATTTTATTTTCATAGTGATTTTGAAACTAAAAAACAACCAAGTGCACGTAACAGTAAGGGATTACGCATAGCCGGATATGCTAACACTACTGATAGAGATCGAGTAGGTGATATAGTTACTGCTAACGCATGGGCACAAGGTGTAGAAAATTTTAGAAAGAACCCTGTCCTTCTTTATCAACATAAACATGATTGTCCTATTGGGAGAGTCGATAAAGTTACTGTTGATAGAAAAGGACTTTTTGTTGAAGCAAATATAAGTGATACTGCAGAAAAACTTCACGGTGTTCAATCTTTAATTAAAGATGGAGCTTTAAAAAGTTTTTCAGTCGGGTTTAAGGTCAAGGATGGTGAATACGACCATAGAACTGATTCAATGACGATTACGGATGTAGAGCTATTAGAGATTAGT